GAATCTGCGCCTAATGATGATAAAGAAAAGAAAGGCGCGGGCGTTTGGCGGCTTACAAACAAGGCGCATAACTTTGTTGGCGGTAAAGTGCGCTTGCCTAAAAAAGCATTTGTTTATAACCGTACCTTAGTGGCATACGGCGACCAAGAAATTTACATCAGCGAATGTTTTGGCAAACGGTTTAACTATGAAGAAGTTATGTCGGATAGGTTCGACATTAACCAAATACAAAGTTAACTTAGAAACAAAGCGCGTTCGGCTTTTCTGCGTTTAACTAATCCCGCCACTTCTTTACCGCCCGCTTTTGTCCATGACATAAAGGCATCAGCGGCGGCATCCCATTCACCGCGGTTTACTTTCATGCGAATGGTAGAACGCTGATAGTTTCCAAGCCCTGCGTTGTATGCAAAAGAAACAACAGAGTCGAATTTGCTTTGATGACCAACCAAATTAGGGCTAAGTCTAAGAACACCGCGTTCAAAAATATCAATGTCCATTTTGAACAAATCGACCAATTCCGATTTTTCCCACGCACGGTTATCCCCTTCTTTTAATTGATAGTCGCCACGAATTAAACCCGTGTAACCTTCTTTACGAATGTTTGGCAAGGCTAATTGGTCGCTATACATTGCGTGCCCGTAGCCTACTGTCCAAATCGCGGCACTACACCGATACGGGCGCGTTCTGTAGCCCTCAAAGAAGTGCATTAAATGTTCGCCTTCTTTGCTGATTTTCATTTCTTGTTCCAACCGCGTGAACCAAACCAAAAACCAATGATGCCGCCAAGCATAGCCATTTCATCCGAACTAAAAATAATGTCGGACAAACGAATTAAATCATCCATGTTTTGAACAAGGGTAGGGCGCGTATAGATGTAATACGCAATCCAAGCATTGATAGCGCAAAGTTCAAAAACAAAAATGTAGGTAATTGTTGGGCGCACCGTGCCAACATAATTAGCAACCCAAGTAGAAGCGCGTTCTAAAACCTTTTCATCATGCTTTAGTGCCGCTTCCGTCATTTGTGCTTCTGTTTCCATTGCAATTTGGTCGGTGCGGATTTCTTCAATACGCGCTTGGGCGGCAAACCCCGCGGCGGCTAACTGTAGTTCGCGTTCTGTTTGCATCCTAGCCAAAGCAAGTTCATGCGCTTGGTCGGCTTTGTTTTGAAAGTAATCAAGTAGTTTTGGCAAACCCGAAATGAGTAAACCGCCAAGTGTAGAAAATAGTGAAAGCATTACAGTCCAATCATTCCAAGAAGTTTAGAAACAATCTTATCTGCTAAAGCATCAGGAATAAACTTTAGCAAACCAAGCACCCATATCACAATACATAACCTAACAAAGATTTTAAGAAATTGGTCAAATTGTTTTTGGTACTCATTCACCGCCCGCACCTTGTCGTAGCGCATAGTTCGGCAATTTGCGTTAGCCCCCAACCTACCGCGCCAATGAACATAACAATAATGACGATGGCAACCGCCCATTGCATTTGTTCGGCTTCTAAATCTTTTTGGCGTTGTTCTTCTTCTTTGGCTTTACGGGCGGCTATGGCATCATCCCTATCCATTTCAGCGGCGCGGGCTTTAATCTTATTCCAAACATCTATGTTTCCCGTTTGCATATAAAGCAATTGCAATTGGGATTCCAGTTTTGCGGTTTCCATCAACGCATTTTCAATTTGCATTGCAATGCTAAAGTTGGATTTATTGCCCGACCTTTTGGCTTCAACCATCGCCCTAGTTGCTTGGCTACGCGCATCAAATAGTTTGCCAACAACGCCCGCCAAACCGCCTAAATCGTTTGCAATCTTGGCGGCTTTACGAACTACTGCTATTGCGCTTTGTAGCCCTTCTAATGCGGTTATGGGGTCTATCATTTGCGTACAACTTTCACCCACTCAAGGCAAACAACTTTGCGGTTATAAACATCACCCGACCATGCCCATCGGATACAACGATATTCTGTCTTGTCAGATGCCGCTTGTGATGCTGATAGAAAAACCACAAGCAACCAACGCATTTATCCCCACCCTGCCCAAGCAATCATGTATGTGCCAAAAATGACAAATGCCACAATGCAAACCGCCGCTATAAATGCAACGGCGTAATCTTTCATTTCAAGTGTACCAATGAAGAATAAATCACGCCCGCCATGCCAAACAACATAGCCCCGCAAGCCTTGATAATGATGCCTTCTAATCTTTTAATACGCGCACAAAGCATTTCATAACGCAATGTGCATATTTCTTCATGGGCTTCTAATTGTGTCGGCATTTTCGACCTTATCAAAGGTTTTGTAATCAGCATCCATAAATTGCATATTGTTCCGCAATCTTTGGTCATCAGGGGCTAATTTTATGGCTTCTTGTAAAAGTTGTGTTGCTTCTTCTTTTAGTCCAAGATGCCAAGCAGAAATGCTACCCAAATCCCAAGGTTGTGCGCCCCATACATCAGGGTTCATTGTATAAACCAATTGTTTATCTTTTATTTCAAGTGCTGATTTTGCCGCAGAATAACATTCGACCCAAAGGCTACGGCGGTAGCAGAACATTGCCAGTTCGCACCAAGGTTCGCGGGTGTTAGGGGCTTCGGCAATCGCTAGGCGATACCATTTATGCGCTTCTACCGATTGTCCTAGTTCTTCATGTGCTTTTCCTAACAAACGCATTGCATAACACCGTTCGTTTTGCCATGTTGCTTCGGGCATTGCAAGGTACTTATTCAGCGCAACAATCGATTCTTGCCAACGGGCATAGAAAGTTAGTTCCCGTGCGTGATAGAACGCGTTACGCGGGCAATGGACATCTTCTTTAACCGCAAGTTCCAATAGCGGCATATATTGCCCGCGGGATTTGGTATTGTCGGGCAAGTGCTTAACCAATAACATATCGGTATGCGCGTAAATTTCCGTGATGCGACCATCAGGGCGCGGGTACTCATGTACGGGGTGATGCCAATGGTATCCGTGACGGTGATGTATCTTTTCGTAAAAGAAACTAATACCGCATCCCCAATCAAATTTGTATCGTAGGCGCGTAGTATTTTCTTGCCATACGCGTTCGATTTCTTCGCGCCAACCATCCATTAACACTTCATCTAAATCTAGCGAAATGCAAACATCAATATTACGCGGCAACAATGCTAAAGCGGTATCGCGGGCTTTATCAAATCGCCAAGGGCTAATACAAATGTCGTGAACTACCGCGCCGTTTTCTATTGCAAGTTCTACCGTTCTGTCAGTAGAACCCGTATCGGCAATTAAAATAATGTCGGCATCTTTAGCCGAATCGCAAAAACGATTTACAAATTGTTCTTCGTTCTTGCTGATTGCGTAAACTGCTATCTTTAGTTTTTTTGTCATGTTTTGTATTGTGTTTTTTAAATTTGGTAATCGTTTGATATACCGCCATGTTTTTTTACAATATTAAAAATACGGGTGTTATCTTCAAGTGCTATTAGTTCATGCGGTTCATTTGGTCGAAAATCTAAAAGTTGCCCCGCTACTGCTTCTTTTTCCCAATCGTGAGAATAAGCCTTTAGTTTTCCACGGGCGACTATGGTGATATGCACATTGTCTTGCGTATGGTTATGCTTGGCAAGAATATCCCCCGCCTTTTCAAAATCATACATTGTGCCTTGTAAATCACCAAGGTTTTCAAGTGGTTTAGCCAATAACATTAGGTTCACTTCCTGATGCTAAATTTGACAATTCTGAACCATCAGGTTGTATTGTTGGCGGGTTAGGAATATTTGGTGTAACAACATCAACTAAAACCCAAGCATTTAATTCTGCAAGGTATGCAATCCACGCATCTTTGTACGCATCGTTTTGTGCGGCATCAATTATTTGTTGCGCTATGATTTTTAAATATTCAACATATTCATTTGCGCTATCTGTTAATTCTTGAATTTTCTGTGTTTGTTCTTCGGCGGTCATAGCGCGAATAGTCCAAACATCTTTATAGACACCATCTATCAATTGGTATTCAGATTTTTCAGAAACTATTTCAAATGTATTTGGTATTGGTTTGCTAATTCTTTCAAAACGCGCAAATTCAGATGGCAAATTGTTTACATCTATTTCGGGAAATGCTTGGTAAAAATTTTCAGCCAAAATAGGATGCTCAAAAGGCATACCATCTTTAATTTTTATAAATAATTCCATCATAAATCACCCGTATTTGTTGACGGAAATGCGCGACCCGTACCCCAAATAATACGAACCCCACCACCGCCGCCAAGTCCTGAACCACCACCACCGCTTACATTGCCTTGACCCGCGCCACTTCCAAATTGAACGCCCGCCGCGCCCGCGTTTGTACTTGCACTAATACCAGTATTGCCACCTGAACCGCCACCGCCGCCAACGCTACGATTAACCGCCGCCGCGCCATTTGCACCTTGACCATAAAGCCCAACACCTCCACCACTACCACCACCTATAAAAAATTGACCGCTACACGGGTCATAATATTGGAAACCGCCACCACCACCGCCACCACCGCCACCACCGCCCGCAAGCGCGTCTGAAACTGGCGAACCATCACCAGTTCCACCAGTTCCACCCGCACCCGCATAACCACCCGCGCCGCCGCCGCCGCCGCCATAAGCAGAAGTAGCACCACGGTTGCCACCCTGACCGCCTCCATCGCCTGTAAATACACCGCATTGAAGCCCAATTGCGCCACCGCCTGAAACAGTCCCTGTATTTATAAAATAAGAATCTTCTGCCGCAGAAACAGTATTACCCGCACCAACTTGAACTGCATAACTGCTTCCCGCCGTAACCGCAATATTATTTTTGTATCCTAAACCGCCACCACCACCCGCACCGCCGCCAACGCAAACGACACAAACAGAAGTTACACCCGCGGGACAAACCCAAGAATAAGTGCCAACGGTTGTGTAAATTTGTTGTCCAGTTACGCCGCCACTACGCATAAAAGCAAAGGCGTTTTGAATTCCACTCATGTCAAACCACTCCCTGAAATAATCCAAGTTGTTGAAGTCATTTTTACGGCGGTTGCCGTACCATATCTAGCCAAAGAACGCGAACCAGTTGTTCCCGCACTAGATAAATACATAGTATCCGTAGTAATTGCAATTGTTACTACTTGCACCGTCATGTTAATAAAACTGATTGCCGTGCCAATTGGATATGCTACAGAACTGTTTGCAGGAATAGTAAAAGTTCTAGCATTAGCATCAGTTGTTGGATGATAGATATGCTTGCCCGCATCGGCAAGAACCAATGTATAAGCGGCAGATTGACTATTTTGCGGGATATTTAAATAGCCAACACTATTTGTTCCATCAACGGTGCAACCGCTTAAAGTTCCTGATGTTGGCGTTCCTAAAATTGGCGTAACCAAAGTTGGCGATGTCGCCAAAACTACATTGCCCGTTCCTGTAAGTGTACTGAAATCAGTAAACCCCGATTCCCAATCTGCGGCAGTAGTTAACGCCGTACCAATGCAAGTAACCATTGCAGTCAGTCCCGCAACAATCGTAATAACTGTATTGCTACCTGAAGATTGAACCGTCAAAGTTCCTGTACTATTATTAACAATATGAAATGACCAACCAGTTTGCAATGTGCTAGTTACTGGCAATCTAACTGTTTGCGTTGTTGAACCAGTAAATAGTTGGTAATAACTGCTTGTATTGGTAAGTATGGTTGTACCCGCCGCAGTTGCGGTAGTGGTAAATCCCATAATGTTTGCCATTGCCGCGGGCGCAGATGTAGCACCAGTACCGCCGTTTGCCAATGCTACAGTCCCCGTGACATTAGATGCCGTTCCTGTAGTGTTTTGATTTAAAGTTGGAACATCTGCGGCTTGAATTGCAGACATAACTACATCTGTTCCATTACCGCGCAAATATTGACCGCTAGTAACTGCACCCGCAAGGGCATCAATTGCGCTTTGTCGCGTTGTTTGTCCCGTACCGCCATAAGCAATGTCCAAAGCGGTTGGCAATTGAATACCATCACCCGCTTGGGTTTCTTGAATTGTTGTTCCGTTAAGAACTAAAGGATAACGAGTTGCCATATTTCACCTCAATAAACTGGAACATTTGTTGTGACTGTGCCGCCAAACTGCAAAATAGGAATGTAACCGCCGCTAATCAAAACTTGAATAACAACGGTTGCATAATTTAAAACGGGCAAATAAGTAGCGGGGGTTGCGCCCGTTGCACCAGTTGGGCCAGTTGGCCCTGCCACGGTAGATGCCGCGCCTGTAGGCCCTGTAGGGCCAATATCGCCCTGCGCCCCCGTTGGCCCGACCACGCCCTGTACACCCTGAATTCCCTGTATGCCCTGCGGCCCTGTTGGGCCTACATCGCCTTGAATTCCTTGTGTGCCTGTTGGTCCTGTTGGGCCTTGAACGCCTTGTGCGCCCGTACTGCCCGTAGGTCCTGTTGGCCCGACATTACCTTGTGCGCCCGTATCGCCTTGCGGTCCTGTCGGACCAACCACGCCCTGTACGCCTTGGATGCCCTGCGGTCCTGTTGGCCCGACTACGCCTTGCGTTCCCTGTGCGCCAGTAGGTCCTGTTGCACCTACATTGCCTTGCGGTCCTGTAGGCCCTGCAACGGTTGAATCTGCCCCTGTCGGGCCTGTCACGCCTTGGATGCCTTGTGCGCCCGTAGGCCCTGCCACGCCCTGTATTCCTTGTTCACCTTGGATACCTTGGATACCTTGTGCGCCTGTCGGACCGACCACGCCCTGTATGCCTTGGATACCCTGTTCGCCCTGAATACCTTGCGCCCCTGTCGGTCCTGTCGCACCAACATTGCCCTGTGCGCCAGTAGGTCCTGTTACGCCTTGCGCCCCCGTTGGCCCTGCTACCGTGCTTGCCGCCCCCGTTGGCCCTGTTGCGCCTGTCGGCCCGACCACGCCAATAGATTGAATAATTGCAATCAAATTGTGATTGTTTGCAAAACCCGTTGTTCCCGTGCCGCTAGATGTTGTCAGGGTAACGGGGCAAGTTACTGAAGTGTTAGGCACTACCGTTGGGTTAGCAGATAAAACCCATTGTTGGTAATTGTTTGAATTGTTTGCATCTTGCAAGATAAGGCTATCGCCTGTTTTCAAGAATCCCAAAAACAAATCAACATCAATGCCGTTGCTTGTTAAGTGGCTAAAGGTAAGACTAGTTGCAGATGTTTGCGTTGCGTTATTCCAGTACACACCGCCCGCGGGCGGCGTACCTGATGTTTGCGTAGTATTTGCATCATATTGGTAATATGATGATGATTGCCCATCCGCGCCTTGTGCGCCAGTTGGTCCTGTCGGCCCTGCTACCGTAGATGCCGCACCCGTTGCGCCTGTCGGTCCATTAGCCCCCGCAACGCCCGTAGGTCCTACCAAGCCTTGTTCGCCCGTTGGTCCTGTCGCGCCTACCGCACCTTGCGAACCAGTTGGCCCTGCAATGCCTTGCAAACCTTGTTCGCCCTGAATTCCCTGAATACCTTGTGCGCCTGTAGGTCCGACCGCGCCTTGTATGCCTTGCGTTCCTGTCGGGCCTGTAGGCCCTGCAACCGTGCTATCTGCGCCCGTAGGTCCTGTTGCGCCTTGTGCGCCATTGTTTCCCGTAGGGCCTACATTACCTTGCGCCCCCGTTGGGCCTGTCGGACCTTGTGCGCCTACATTGCCTTGCAAACCTTGTGAGCCAGTTGGCCCTGCATTACCCTGAACGCCTTGTGCGCCTGTTGGCCCAACATCACCCGTAGGGCCTGTTGCACCGTTAGCACCGTTTGCGCCCGTTGGTCCTGTCGCACCCGTATCGCCTGTAGCACCTTGCGCCCCTGTCGGGCCTTGTATGCCCTGTATTCCTTGAACACCTTGAATACCCTGAATACCTTGTGGGCCTGTCGGCCCGACATTGCCTTGTGCGCCTTGGCTTCCCGTTGGCCCTGTAGCACCCGTAGGGCCTTGAACCGTAGATGGCGCACCCGTAGCACCAGTAGGCCCTGTAGCCCCTGTCGGGCCTTGCACCGTGCTTGCCGCACCCGTAGCACCCGTAGGGCCTGTTGCGCCCGTAGGCCCTTGATTACCTTGCGGTCCAGTAGGTCCTGTAGCCCCGCTAATTGCCCTGTCAATCCGCAAATCAATGCGCGGTTGCGGCGTTACTTGTAGGTTTACATTGTTGCCATCTTGAACGGAAACTTTAATGTTGCTCATAGGACAATAACCCCATCGCTACGCACCAAGAACAACAAGAAAATAATGGAATCATCCGCGGGGGTTGAACCCGATACGGGGAAACTTACCTTAACGCGACCTGAGTAACCCACGGGGTCGGCGGCGTTAATTTCTAATTCGGGGTCAGTATTCATTAGCGACCATGCACTAGCATCAATTACTAATGTGCATGAACCCGCCAAGGCAACAATATTTGTAATTGTTAACGGAATGGCGGCGGGCGGCGGGTTGTAATCGGCAATGTCAAAAGTTAAACCGTTGCGCGTATCAATGATGTTGGATAGTTCACGGCGAACAATTTGGGCATCTAGGGTTGCGCCTGTCAGATTGACGGGCAAGCCAGTAGCGGAATTGGTGAATGTCAGATTCCAGTAGGTTTTCTGATTCCAAACCAATTCGCCCGCAAGAATGGGGTTGTCGAACCCGCTTACTTGTGCAAGGGTATTCTTATTGAAAATCGCCATAGCGTTCCCTAAACTTAGTTAGAACATCCGCGTATCCCGCGGTCATGGTGTATTGTCTTTTAATTATTTTATCAAGATTGTTTTAATAAATCAATGAAATACCATAAATCTTGATTACGATAAGTGCCAACGGGTTTGTCGGGCAAAGCGGGCGTAGGCGGGCCATTTAATTCCGCGTAGTTGTCGCCTTGAATTATGTAAGTTCTGTATTGTTGCGGAACAATAAATGTTCCTGTTAAATCTGTTTGACCAACAACAACGCTAACCGATTGGTTTGGTACTTCTTCAATAGTTCTAATATCTTCGTAAATTGTTTCCGCAGGGATATTAATTTCTCTTGGCATATTTAACCTTTCAATTGTGCTTCTAATGCTTCAACTTTTGCGGATAGTTCTTGTATGGCTTTTGTTAAAACCGCAATATAAGATGGGTAATGTATTGTTTTAAATCCTGTTTCATCGCCAACTTTCCAATCGGGTTCATGGTAAACCAATGATGAACCTAATTCTATAAGTTCTTCTACTTCATCAGCAATAAACCCATAACCTTTTTGATGTTTAGGGTCTGCTTTAAGTTTGTAAGAAACGGGGCGCAATTGTTTAACAAAAGCCAATCCCAAATCGCTATCGGCAATTTCTTCTTTTAACCGAACATCCGATGGGCTTGTTGTTTGTACAGTAAAAGTAACAATGTTGCTTGTTCCGCTTGTGCCAACATACGCACCCGCAACTCCTGTAGATGTACTGCCAAGCAAGTTGATACCCGAACCGCCCGCGTTTGCCGTGCCTGAATTGGTAGCAAAAATTCTAGTCCAAGATGATGCCGTAACACCGCCAAGCGCGTTTGAATCGGTTGCGGTACTGCCCGTAAGCATAAAGTTGCTTGCGGTATAGCCTTGCAAATAGTTAGCGTTTAGGTTTGTAACTACTGTACTGTTATCAATTCCAAATTGACCCGCACAATAAAGTCCATAATTGCCTGAATTTGAAGCATAAATTGCCGCACCATTTGACCCTGTACCGTAACCAACGCCAAGAATTGAATTTCTTGTTGAACTTGTGCTATTTGCAACTGATAAAATGCCGTTGCCTGTTCCATCGTTAGTAACACTTAAAGCATTACCACCAAATCCCGATGCGTTAGATACCGACAATGCGCCAATACCAAATGTATTACTTGCGCCAACAACTTGAACATTGGTGTATGCGCCCGCAACACCCGCAACGCGAAAAACAGTATTACCCGCAGTATCGTAAACTTTTAAAAATTCAGAAGCAGATTCACCTAAAACAATACGGCTACCCGATACGGCAGATTCAACCGTACCCCTAAAAATGCCACGATTAAAATAGGCATCCCCCGTACTTTGCTGAATGTAATAACCAACTGTGCCGTAAGTTCCTGAAGAACCGTAAGTTGGCGGGTTAGAACCGTTCCAGTTATCCGAACGAATATCTTGGAATATGCTTGCCGCTACTGGCCCTGTCCATGCCGTTGTATTTGGCGCAACGCCATCAATCGTAATTGATGAACTATTGTATTTGCCTTGTATGTACCAAAGAACTTGACCTACGCTAACGCTAGGCGCAGACAATGACCAACCGCTAGGCGCGGCAGAACCGCTAGTAGGCGTTGTAAATGTTGGGGCGGGTAATGCTTGGCTTTGTTGTTTGTAAGCCGTAATAGCCGCCAAACCCGTTGCGCCAGTTGTTCCAGTTCCCGTAGGGCCAGTTGCACCAGTTGGGCCAGTAGTGCCGCCAACGGGCGACCAAACAAACGATGCGCTAATTGGGCTTAATATTGATTGGCTAGTTTCATTACCAACAAGATATGCAAAATAATAAGTACCCGCGCCCAATGATAAATTTGCAAATGTGTAATAGGTATTATTTGTAACGGGTTGGCTATTGCTTGTTGCCGCATTAGCCAACAATTTCCAATCCGATGCGCTTGGGCTTGCGCTTACCGTATAGAACAAATTTCCAAACAATACCCGACCCGTTGTTGGCACAAATACTTGTACATCAAAATTTGGGAATGTTGCCGATGGAAACCCTGTTACGGTTGGCGCGGCTAATGGTGAAAAATAACTTACTGATGCCAAACCCGAATTAGGTATTGGCGTAAATTGCGTTATATCAAAATCATCATAAACTTGTGCGTTGTATTCGCTAAGTTCTAAACGCGCACCCAAATTACCATCAAGTAATGATGCTTCGTTAACCTTCATCACGCGGAAAAGTTTTGCGTTCCAACCGTAATCGGCATTAGTAACGCTAACTACATCACCCGCATCAACTTGGATGCCGTAATAAGTAGTGCTAAAAGAAACAATCAAATCTTCCCGTGCTTGTTCTAACAAACGATTGGCAAGGTAATTTGCTTGCACCGAATCGTTAACCATGTCGTAAGTAATTGAATACTTGTTTACGGGTTCGTTGGGATACAGTAAACCGCTAGGTGTTTCAATATTTACAAATGCGGCTTGGTCGCGGTTTTCTTTAAACGGGAATCGCGCTTCAACTTGGTTTATTGATGAAGTAATATCCGTTGCGCTAACACGGATTTCCCCAATAATGTTGTCATCATCAAAAGCATACGCCGTTGATTCTGCTTTGTTAATTACTACCGACCATTGACCCAATGCGGCGTTATAGGTCATCCAAGAATCACAAGCGGAAACAATGCGGTCAACATTAGAAAGAACCGATTGCCCTGCATCTAATACGCCATTGATACGATAGCGCGGTTGCGTAGATGGTGCGCCACTACTATTTGTAAATGTAATGTTTTGGTCGCCATACGCGTTTAATGCGGTTGCGCTTGTGCTATTAACAAACGCGGCATCTACTGCACCGCCATAAACCGCGTTGGTCATGTAGTCATACCAAACATCGCCCGCTTTGGCTACGCCTGTGCCGTTCAATGTGTGACTAACTTTAAATGTAATAGGGGAAAGTTGCGTAGTATCAGCATCGCGGTTGTAATTAAGTACCGCAATAGCAAATGCCAAACCGTTCATTTGGCGACCGCTTGCGGGCCATCTTTGTCCCGCCGCAATATCTACGCCGCCCATAATGCCGCTTGGCAATGTGCCTGAACTATTGATTGCCGTAATTGTTCCCGCTTGATTGGATGTAAACAAGTAAATAAATAAATTGCCACTAACTTTTGTATCTACATTTCCCGCTTCATCGGTTAGCGAAATTACTTTGCCTTGTTCGCTTGGGTCAAAGCCAATTTTTCTATCACCAAAATACATATCGGTTTGGTCAAAAGCAAACTGACCATTTGGGCTAATGCTAGAGATTGCCAAAACATAATACATTTTGCGTTGGTCAACTGTTAGCACCGCATCAACAAATGTACCGCCCATGTAGGCATTGCCATAAACAATAGGAATAGCGTTAACCGCGCTTGGCGGTACTTGTTGCCTTACGCCCATATCTTGCTGAGTTTCGGGGTTATCCGCAAACATACGGGTAACAATAAATGAAACCGCAAAGTTAACGGCAAATACAGTTGCCGCATAAGCAAAAGTTCCCGCGGCAAAATATGCCCCCGCAATCATCGTTGCAACCATTTTTATTCCCTAACAAAAGTTGCACTAAGAGATTTGTATCCCCTGCGCGTGTAATCAATCAACGGGCCGTTAGCAGAAATTGAAGTGCAAACAAAATCTACATCCCCTGTTTTTAGCATTTCCTTTGCGCGTTCGTCAAACGCTTTCCAAAGCCTACCGCCAACCGTTCCATTGCGATGTTCGGGTTCAACCCACCACAATAGTTCGTTTAATTCTTTTACTTTGGGCGACCAAATGTTAGAAGTTTTGTAAGCCACAATCGCGCCCCTGAGATGCGAATCGATATAAATGAACCCACGCCCTTGAATGATGCTAAACAATAGTTCTTCAACATAGCGGGGAAAGTGATTATGCGATTCACCAAGTTTTTTAATAGGATTTTCATAGGCGTATGCCTCCACAATTTCTAACAATCTAGGTATGTCGTATCTTGTCGCGGGTCTTATCATTTTTTATGCACCGCCAGTTCCCGATGAATCTTCTGTTTGTGTAACTGTAGTTTCGCTTGCTTGTGTTTGCGTCATTGGCGGTGAACCAAAATCAAAATATTGGTTTGATATTTCTGCAACCCGATTCATTGAAGTATCGCCCGCATAAATAAATTGCCAATTGTTTTGATTAGTTTTAACGCCCGACAATCTGTTTTCCAAAATGCGGCGCATTGATGAACAAGAAATAGAACAAGTTGCAATCCTTTGGCGGGCTTCAGAATTAAAATCTTCCGTAATTGAAACGCTATTGATAATGCCTTGGTAGCGTTTAAAGAATTGCGTTGTTGGCGTAGTAATGATTTGGTTGTTACTGTCAAAGAACCCGCGCCAAACTTCTACCAATGAACCTTTAATGTCGTTACCTAAAATGATTCCCACATTGGTTGGGTCAATTCCCGTCAATGCAATGGTCATATCGTCAGAAGTGGATTTAATGTCGCGCTGAACATCGCCAACGCTAAGTAAAGCACCAAGATTTGAAAAAGTAATACCGCCAACCGTGATAGGTGCGGCGGCATTGCAGAATGTATAAACTGTAGCGGCAGTACCAACGGTAAGTTTTACAAATTCCGCATGGTTGATTTGTGAACCAGTTACGGCGTTAATTGTTGTCATGTTATGTACTCACGGAAAATAAACGGCGAATCCCATTGCACAAACGCACCATCTGTCATTGGGTTAAGTGTATAGGTTGGGCAAGATTCTGCAACCACCGTAAATGTGCAAGCATTGCCAATGCTAACCGTTGTGCCTGATGCGGGCGTTCCAATCAACGGGCGGTTAATGCCTACTGATGAACCCGCGCTATCCGCGGTTATCTTGTAGGTGTAACCGCCAATCATAATAAAATCACCCGCTTTAAATGTGCCGTTAGAAGTTAAAGCAAGTGTTTGCGTATTAGCCGCGGGCGCACCGTTCAAGGTTGCCGCGGTAGCCGTGCCACGCATTTCAGTAAACCAAGAAAGATTGGTGCTATTGAAAGTAATGGTTTCGGGTAATTGTCTATCTTTGTTGTCGATGCTTTGGATAATATCCCGAACTTGCGGATAGTAAAGATAAGCATGGGGCGTAATAGTAAACACCCAAGGCACGGCGGTTAGATATTGCGCTACGGTGATATAACCTGAACGCGCTACTTGTTGTCCAACCATACGGCGGTTGTTAACCGTCATTGATTGTTGTATATCAAAAATAGTTTGGAAACTCATGCCCGACCCCTATTCACCGCCAACGATTTATTGGCGTACTGATTTGCCGCCCAAATCGCATTAGAACTACCGTATAGGCGTTCTTCAAACGATTTAGTATCAATGGCGTTAATGTAGTTGTTTGTGACCATCGTAGTACCGCCCGCGCCCGCTAAAGCATGGTTAGGGATTACTGTACCTGATGAACGGGGTACAAACAGTTCAGGGCCGCGTTCACCGACAACATACGGCGTATTGGCATTAGCAGAACCGCCATCGGCTAAAAACCCGCCAAGGTCGGCATTGCCGTATGCGTTTCCAGTACCAAAGCCCCCGCCCGCATACATACCAAACAAAGATTTAAACAAACCCGTAGCGGATGCCTTTAATTGCATTGCAATCAAATCTTGAATAATGCTACGCGCCAAACTTTTAAACGATAACTTGCCCGTGCGAACAAAGTTATCTAACGCGCTTTCCATGTTGCCCATTACAGAACTAAAAGCCTTTGCGCCGTTTTCTAATTCTGTTGGCAAATCACGGAAAAACTTTGCGCCTTCTTTCATAAAGCCTTGTTCGGTAGTTCCTTCGCGTTGCGCTTTAATTGCTTGGTTTTGTGCGCGTAAATAGCGTTCGGTCGCATTGGCTAATGCGTTTTCTTGTGCAACCAAATATTCTTTTGCTTCAATAGATAAAAGATTGTTGCGTTCAATTTCCCTAATATTTTCTAATCTTTTTTGTTCTTCAAGATACAAATCTTTTGTTAACTGTATATCTTCAGAACGCAAGTTACGCGTTGTATTTTCTATGTCCAACAATGCGTTCTTTATTTTTAACCCTTGTTCATCATTTTCAATTCGTTTTAATGAATCTGTAAACGCGTTATTTTCTTTGCCCGCAACATCTAATAAAATTTTATCTAGGCGTTGTAGTTCAGCAAAGTATTTTTCTAACGCCCGCAATCTTGCTTTTTCTGCGGCTTCAGCATCTTTATCACGCGCCGCGGTTACGGGGCGACCACCGCCACTACTACTAGATTTTGATTTTAAATTATCTGTACGGCGTTCATCGACACCACTACGCCCGTAACTTGTACCCATTATTTGGGATTCAAAGAAATCTAAATTTTGGCGTTGTGATGCACGGTAGGCATCGTATTTTTTATTCCCTGCTATTGCCGCATCAACGCCTTTAGTAACTAAGGTAACGGCGTTTTCATAGGTATGTTGAATTTCATCTGCAATGCCTTTAAAGACAAATGCAACATTAGCACCAAGAACGGAAACCGTTTGAAATACAACTTTAAAAATTCCACTTAGTGACACGCCGTAGTCACTCATTGTTTTCATGTAATCAATGGTTGATTTTAGGATTGGCCCAAGTTCTGTAGCCAAAATTAACATTACATCGCGTGATGTTTGCGCCAATAAATCGTAAGTATCTGCGGCGGCTTTAATTGCTTTTTCTTGTTCTGCAATAAGCGGGTTTGCTTGTGCCATCTTTTCAGCAAAGCCAACCATGTCAACGCCCTTGGCGGCTTTGGAGAAAATCTCCATCTGCTTTGCGCTACGGGTAATCGGGTCCTCAATTTTGGCTAAATTTGCAACCAATTTATTTAGCAATTCTTCTTGGGAAAGTTTGCCCAAGTCTTGCAAAGTAATGCCCAAAGCCTTGGCGGTTTTTTGTGCTTCTGCTGAACCGCCCGCGGCATCATCAATAAACTTTGCAAACGCCGATAGCATCTTGCCCGCGTTGTCGGCTTTGCCCCCTGAATTGGCAAGGGCGTTAGATAACTGTAGAACCGTGCCTATGGCTACTTCGTTGGCTTCGGCTACATCGGCTAAATCATCGGCGTATTTAAGCGCGGCGGCACTAGCGGCAACCAAGGCAACCGCACCCATCTTGCCAAACTTTTCGGCGGCTTCGCTAAACTTTTCTAGTTTCTTTCCCGCGGCTTCAATACCTTTATTGAATTCCGCGGTATCTATTCCTAGGGCTACGCCTAAGCGGGCAATCATATTAGCCATCTTTTACCCCAAACAATGTTTTATCAAATCCTTGCGCCTGTTGCATAAATGCTAAAAGGCTATCATTTACTGCCGCCTTTTTACTATCAGCAGATAAAGGCGGGTAGATGTAATCATACGCACTACCCAAAATGTTGGCTAGTTTATATGTGGGTGAATTTGCGGGTCGCATATAGTTAAATACCCCGTTTGTCAGGGTAGCCAATTGCGTAAGAATCCCATAATTTCCAACCATTCCATCGGCATACATTGTTTGAATGTTTGCCAAGGTTACATCGTCTAATTCTTCAATTGTTTCTAGGGTATGCCCGTTGAAAATCATTGCGGCTAGGCATTGGCTTTTCAACGAGCCTATTAGTTTCCCCGCGCTTCCCTGTAGGTTGGGCTAATTACTTCGCCAATCTTTTCTACGATTACCATTTGCACGGCAATAGGGAATTCTTCTTCAATGTCGGCATAGGTCAAATCTTCTAAACTTACGCCTTCCATTTCAGGAACTAACAACTTAAAGAATTCAGTAATGCGGGCTTCGGTGATGGCTTTGTTCTTAGCGGCTTCGCGCATAGAACGCCCTTCAACCAAAATGTCGGAATCCGTAAATTCAAAATCTTCTGTTTGATTGTTTTCAAACTGTCGCAATGGCGCGGTAATTTCTTGGTAGATTTTTTCTATTGTTTCATCATCAGGGTTAGAAACCTTTTTATAGATTGCATCTGATTCAATAATTAAAGGGATACGAACCTTAAAGGTATGCCCATTCAATACAAACGAACGGGTTAAAAGGTCTTTTCGTTTTGCTTGGTATTTTTCACCAAATGCTGAACTTAGTTTTGTCATCTATTTTTTATCCTATATTGATTTATTCGCCTTGCCAAAATTTCCCCTAGCCGCTTGGCGGTTTGGTCGGCTTGGGATTCCAATGCGGGGCGTAGATAGGGTTGCGCCCCATTTCTAGCCGTGCCAAATTCTTGCGCTATTGCGCGGGCATCCGATAAAACGCCAACTTGCCTTTTTCTTTCTTTCAAATCGCGGTTGTATTGCGCTTTATCTGTTTTATACAACTCCGCATTTTTTTCGTAGAATTCTTTTTTAAGTTTCTTTGGAAATGCCTTAGTTGTTACCAAAGCAATCACCGTATCTTTTTCGGTAATGTACTTAGAACGAATGTCTTTTCTAGTTGGGCGGCGGGCTTCAATTTGCATTGTCCTAGCCAAATCGCCTGAATCTTTTGGGGCGTTCATTCGCGCCATTGTTAACACGGGTTTCATTGCTTCCCGTGCGGCGGGTACTAAAATTCTGCTTCGTGCTTTCTTGTCGCCAATATCCGCGGCTAGTTCCTCAAACGCGGCTAATACATCTTTTAAGCCTTCGATTTTGTAGGTAACGCCCGACATACTTAACCCATTGGCTTAATAATCTTTTGGTACAACGCGTTGTTTAGCGTATGCACATAATCTACGATTTCATCGGGCGTAAACTTATCCGCATGGTTTGCGGCAATGTCATGCGCCAAAGAAATAGCAGTTAATTTTTGTGCGGTAAACCCAAACCAATCCTTACGCGAATCGGATTGGGCTACCAAGAAGTTCAACAAATCGTTACTGTCTTTTATTGTCGTTTGCATATTATGTATTGTATTTACTAAGAACTTTTAAACATACCGCTTCTACAGAATCCGCATCAGCGGCGGCAATGGCATCTTCTAGTTCTTCGGCATCTACTACCATCCCTTGTGCAACCGCATCAAGTGATTGGTAGGTAGTGCTAAGAACTTCTACGGCTTCTTCTACGGTCATCATGTGTTATTAGACCAACCATATTGGTTGCCCCTCGGATGAATTGTAAAGTTGCATTTTGCTTCTGCGCTTGGGCTTGAATCAATTGTAAATTGAGAAACGCGACCATTAAACGCATACGCAACCGTATTAGCACCGTCAACCGCGGCAACCACAAAAGTGCGGTCAACCGTACCGTTGTAGGCATCAGAACGGATTTGCAATAACGCGGTGTCGCTTGGATTCCAAGCCGCGGTAATGCTTAACGATGTAGGCGCAGATTGCGTAGGAATCTTATCGCTTTGGCGTGAACCCGCAACGCCAAAAGATGCAACCGCATCATCCTGACCAAAAGCGGGTACGGCTTCCACGGGCAACAAAACACCCGCGCCGCCAGTACCGTTAGCCGCCGTGCCTACGATGGTTGTAACTTGCCCTGTCCATACGGAAAGGTTTGCCGTTGTAAGTGGCGTAGGCGTTGCCGCGCTTTGCATATACAACGATGCGCTAAAACCCGCTAAAACTTTATTTGGTATAGCCATGATATTCCTTTAGGCGTTGTTAGACCAACCGTAGAGATTTCCACGGGGGTGAATGGTGAAATTACATTTGGCTTCAGCACTAGGGCTTGAATCAATCGTAAACTGGCTTACGCGGGCGTTAAAGGCGTAATAAACAATGTTTGACCCTTCGGTAGCACTAACTACAAAAGTACGGTCAATCAAGCCGCTATACGCATCGCCGCGCATCAACAAAAGCATTGTGTCGCTAGGATTCCATGCGGCGGTAACGCTAAGTGATGTTGGTGCGGATTGCGTTGGGATTTTGTCAGATTGACGCGAACCCGCTACACCGAAACTAGCAACGGCATCATCTTGACCAAATGCGGGTACTGCTTCTACTGGAATTAGGTTGCCTATAACTGCAATAGGTGCAACATTTCCAAGGGTTGAAAGTTGGGTAAGTGTTAGTGCGGTAGGTGTCGCGCCCGATTGGGCATACAACGCCGCGCTAAAACCCGCCATTATTTTGTTTGGTAGTGCCATTTTAAAAGTTCCTTCAAAAGTTGTTGGGTTGTCTTATGTTGGAATATCTAGGGTGCAATCAAGAAAAATTTGGGCTAACTTTTCATCATTGTCATAAGTGTTGTAAAGCCAAAAAACATCTGCTTTAGCAATCTGAAAACCATTAGTTACACCACCAAACAAACCACTATATCCGTGTAGCGATTGTAGTATCTGATTGGAAATAGTGAAACCATCTTCTATTACTTGCGTAAAAATACTTATCTGAAATGTTGGGCGGTCGATGCCCTTAACCGATTGAACTGAACCTGTATAAACATCCTGATGCACATTTCGTAGCATCCAAACAATAAACTTGGGTTCAGTTGCAAAGTTACGGTTAAACGCGGCGTAAACGGGTACGGGCGTAACAATGCTTTGCAGTTGAAACTGTATTGCTTTGCCGTATTGAACTGGATTTTGTTGGGTTGCCATTTACACCGCCGTTACTGGGTCGTTTCTATACGCCAAGATAATTACGGTCATCCTATCATCGGATTCACGAATGTTATCTATGCGCCAATCGTAACCGTTGTAATTGATTGAATAAAGGTTTTGATTGCGAACCATTGTTCTTGTGTTCGGCGTGTAGTTCAAAATGAAGTTAACTACATCTTGATATAGACGGTACTTTTCCGAAATCTTTAAACTGTTTGCAACGGATTGAACACGCGCACGGGTGCGAAACCAAGTAGTTTGCGCGGTACTTTGTTCGCCAAAATCACTTTTAGCAAACGCCAAATTGTTTACCGTAATTTGTTCAAACCGTGCAATTGCCATTTACATCACCAAAGGTTTGTATGGGCGCAACAATGTTGCCACGCCAAACGGAATTTCTTTTAACTGATTGTC